ATTGTACTACCCTCACACCGTTGTATAATATTTCGATAGCATTTGCTAGAGTAGTGATACCATCACCTACAAGCGAACCTCCAGAGAATTGACTAATCAAATCAACCGTGCATGGTCCTTGTACCTGTACGTCATATGTATCTGCAGGTTTATCAAAGGAAGTTAGATATGCTTGATTGTTAGCATTGTCAACAGCCCATGTTTCAGGCTTGCTGAGAATTAAATTGTTAACAGTTGAAGTTGTTACAATTCTATTTCCACCGTTTTCTAAATTTAAAATATTTCCTAATTTTGTACTTGAAGAACACACACCGCTAAACCCTGTGTACACAATTGTTGGAGTTCCTGCAGGCGTATTACGTGTTCCTCTGTAGGTAACAGCAGTTATGTCATTAAATGACCACTCTCCTGGAAAAATACTCTGTCCCCAACTGTTGTTGATAATAGTTGGGTTACGTCTGCCAGTGGCAGGATTAATTGGTTTGTTTCTGTGGAACGCACGAATATAGTCAAACACCAAGCTGAAGTTACCGCTGTTACCAGTATCATAGTAGAGACTATAGATGTTGGCATCTCTGGCCCAGCCCTGTGTATTGCCTGCAACCGTGCCAGCTACGTGCATACCGTGAGGATCAAGTAACCCAACATTATAAGTACCTGGAGCGCCTCCTGTTACTTCGGGATTATGTTGATACCAATTGTAATCTACAATCCTAGTGCCGCCGGTACCGTCTGCGTTCTTTTGAAATTCTGGATGAGTTGCTGTAGGCAAACCTGTGTCACATATAACCACGTCAACGTTTTTACCAGTACTAGTAAGTGTTATAGTACCGCTGACGGTAGCACTACTCCCGTCTGATCCCCAGTTAGGCACATTGGTTTCTCTAGTACATCTTAACAGACCCCAGTTTTTGTGAAGGCCAGCCGTAGTTGCAGACTTGTTCCAACTTAAACTAGATTGATCTACAAATGTTCCTGCGCTGATACCTCTTTCAGCAGGCGCAAGTTCTATATATTTTACTCTGGGATCTTTTTCTAACACACTGGCTTCTTCGGCAGTCATTATGTAATGAGTGTTTCTACTCAAAGGTCTTAAGGCAGCACACTCAACTTCCCTATCTGGAATAGATGTTTGAATCCCATCAGCTGGCGCTGCCATTTCTTGATAGAACGAATCTAAATCGTCTACATTGTGTAATGTGACAATATACTCATACACTAGTTTGGCCATGTTAAACCTCTAATTGAACAGCAGTTAATGTGACTGTTATAGTGCCTGTTGATCCACTCTTGTTTGTTACTGCTACTGGAATTATGTTAGTTACTGGAGACTCGTTGTTAAATCCAACTGCTCCGGGAGTAATTAAAATAGTCTGTGCTCCTGTAGTAATTACTTCTGCAATAAGTCCAGCATCTGGCAATGGGTCTACACCTTCTGTTCTTGCGGCATCGCTAGTTCTAGCCGCATCGCTAACATACAATCTTACCCACGCCGCCGCAGAAGTTTGTATCTTGTAAAGCATGTATCCCTTGTATCCAGTAATATTTACGTTGCCTGTTGCACCGTTCATAATACTAGCAGTTGTTCCAGCAATAGTTGCTCGAGTAACTAGTCCACCGCCTGCTGGAAAATCTGCCCAACTTGACACTAGCCCGTTGGTAGTTAAGAATTTTCCATTGTTGCTAGCTTGACTAGGCAACACTTTAGATTCTGACAAGCTAGTAATCCATGTAGGATCAGCATATGAACCAGTAGCAACTACTACATCAGGTATATCACTGCCTGTAGCAGTAATAGTAACTGCTCCGGCGTTGTCAACTATGCTAATGCCCCCACCGGCAACAATAGAACTAACTGGTAAATTAGTAAGTTGCGCACCACTTCCAATAAATCCTGTTGCACTAACAGTTGAAGTAAACTCAGCAGTCTTATCACCTTTTAATCTTAATGCTCTGCCAACTGATGTATCTGTTGCACTTCTTGTGAAGAAATCAAGTCTACCAGGCATCTTCATCATGTTAGGAGTGTACGCTCCGTCAACTACTGCACTTATAACCGCGTGGGTCATATAAGTTGTGCCATCAAAAGATTGGAATGACAAATCACCAGATTCGTCTTCAGCTTGTACCGCTAATGGTACGTCAATAGTTCCCCTTGATCTAATGAAGCTAGTGTTATTAGCATCCATCATACTGTGAGCTTGTTGTACTTTAAATTGTGCGCCATTACTAGGAATATAGGCGTTCTGTATAACACCTAATCGCCCACCGTAGTCTCTATCACCAATTTCAACAAACCCAAGTGGCTGTGTTGAAGCAATTGCTAATGTAGCATTTGATGAATAAATCTTTGGTACTTGATTCTCAAATATAATTTGCCCTTGCACCAGCAACGCACCGTCTGCATTTCCTTCGGATGTAGGTTGTCTAAAAGTTAATGTAGGTCCTATACCGTCAACCGTATTACCAGTTTCAGAATAGTATGCTAATTGACTAACTCCGCCAAACAGCACTTTGCCTTTATCTTTGTTACTAATAGTAATAGTATCGGTATTAAAGTTAGTAGTGAGAATGATATCCCCGCCGGCTACTAGCGTTAGTGTGTCTTCAGCACTGTCAGCTACTAGGTTAGACGACGGAAGAGCAACGGCAACTGCTTGAAGCCCTCGAATAGTATGAGATCCAGTGCTAGTTGAAGTAATATCAAGTGCAATGCTATCAAGTGCATTTCCAGCACTCATGGCCAACCTAAATGAACTTCCGTTAATCTTAATTATATAATATGTTGATCCAGACATTAGTCCGCCAACAGCACCGCCACCAACTGCTGTATAGATTACTGGTGTACCAGTAGTAAATGAATTTACAGGAACAGTTATAGAATTAGCTACAGTGTTTACATCGGTGGCAGCGTTAAATGTGTATGATACCGGAGGGTCAATAGTTACCGCAGGTATTGAGATATATCCCGATCCGCTATTGACTACATTAAAATCTTCAAGAGTAGTTGCAGCCAGTACTGCTTCGCACACTGCATTTGAGCCTATGTCAGTAAAAGTAAGAGTTCCGGATGGCAATGATGTTGCTCCGGCCGTTAGCGTTATTGTAGTACCACTTACTGATGCTACTTTCTGATTGCTAGTGTACCCAGTTCCGGTAATGGCCATGCCTGGATGGATTGTATTTACAACACTGCTAACAATAATAGTAGTCGTTAATCCACCTGACACATAAGTTGCAGTTGCATCTATTGGTTTAACAATAGTTGTTATAGGAGTGTTTCTAAAACCAGCACCTGGCTCACGAACATCGATCTCAGTAATTGCTCCGTTTGGATCTAAGTATACATATCCTGTAGCTCTTTGTGATCCACTGCCAGAAGCAGTAACAATTGTGCCTGCTGAATAATTAGTACCACCGTTAGTGACTTCAATGTTAGCAACAAAAGTTGGTGCAATAGTTGCAGTAATAACTGCTTGAACTCCGCCAAGCGGTGGGGCAGCAACAGTAACTTCTGGAATACTATTATAATTAGATCCTGGATTAGTTAACGTAACAGTTAGTGTTGGACTAACTGATATTGTTTTAAATGATTGACCGGCGGATGTAACAGTTGCACTGATTTGATCAGAATTATCAATGTGGCTAAACGTAATACCAGTATGAGGACTGTTAACTAGTACGTTGGCAATAGTGTCAATGGCATCTTCAGCTGTAAATGTAGGAGAAGCAACAGCTACAATTTTGTTAAGAACATCGTCATATGTAAATGAGATATTTGAATGTGAAGCATTGTTAAATAACTCCCAAGCCGCATCTTGCGCCCGGTCAACACTAAAAAATTGGTTAGTAACTCCTTCTGCTAAATCATCACTGATTAGACTTACAGCCCCAATTTTGTTGTTAACACTTGTAACAGGCGCACTAACACCGTTACCACCAGCAGTGAGACCGTCACCTACATACAATCTTTTACTGTCTGTGGTGTAAACTATTTCTCCTTCTGCTGGTGTAATAGTTGTTCTTAGCGCCTCTAATCCTCTTCTTAGACGTAATGCCATTTGTTTCTCCTAATCCTTAAAAGTTTCCAAAATCCTGATCGCCAGGCGCGGGTTGGACGAATGTCCCAAAATCTACATCGGAGCCCCCGCCACCTGAATCAACCTGGGCTTGTAACGCTCGTATGTCAATACCATAAACTAAAGATTGCACATTACTAGCAGTAATGCTACTGGTCAATGTCATATTACCATTGATGTTGATATTTCCAGTTCCTGTTATATTTTTAGAATTTAAATTAAGGTTCCCACCCAACATTGGGCTAGTATCTGACTGTACGGCGGTTAATGCAGACAAATTAATAGTGTCTGCTGTGGTAGTAATAGTAACTCCGGTGCCCGTAATAGTCTTAAATTTTAAAACATTATTGACTCTTTCTTTAAAAATGCCAGCACCTGCACCAACATTTTGTCCAGAAATTGCATCAACTGCACCGCTAACAGCAGTAAAACTATCTTTAACTTTGCTAAAAGCGGTATACAAGTCATCACCGGTGCCGTCGTTTGGATACGCACCAATGTTTAGTATGAGATCTGGGGGTAATTGATATGCCATAAATGTAATCCTATTCTATATTTACCAACTTCTGCAACTCCAATATCTAGCCTTCCAACGTGGCCCTGGATTTTTGCAGTTATGTCTTGCTCTAAAACTCTTGCGTCTTGCAGGATTAGACTTTTTAATACGCATAGTTTTATCACCAAAGTTAACTTTGACAATATTGCCATTAGGTTTGCGCACATACACTTTTGATTTCTTTACATCGCCTGCCATCTTTTTACCTAAAGGTACATTACGCCCCTGGTATTCTGCTTCGTCAAGCTGAAACCCCGATAAGTGACTAAGACCAATTGCATCAATTTCTACTACAATGCCGTCGCTAACAAATCCAACCACTCCGGTTTCTAATACTATGTTGTCAAGTTCAATATCAAAACTATCTCCCACACTGGGAAGTTGACCCAATCCAGTTAAAATAAATTCTTTGTATCTCATATTACACCTTTCCTACGGCCACTTCAATTACAGCAATGTCACCAGAGTCTTTATCCTCAAGTGCCTTGCCAATGATAGTACCTAGCTTAGGATCTAATGCTTTAACTGCCACGCCTGGAGTTGCAGATGTTGTTAGCATATCACCTTTTTTAACTCTACCTAGCACTTTACATGGAACACGCCCTGCAAGTGCAATTAATGCTCGTGTGCCTTCTAAGCCATCATTCATAATGTATGCTGGATTTGTAGAAACAATACCTGCTAATCTAGTGTCAGCAATGGTATTAGATACAGTTACTTCAGCAGAGCCACCAAATATTAAGACAGTTCCTACCTCGTATTCTGTATCAGCTCTATACCACTCAGCTAAGTCAGCACCGTATGTGGCTGCTAGATTACCGCTGGTACTCCAGTTACCTGTAATAGTACCTGTTGCTGTTGCATTTCCTGCATTTAGAGAAGCAGTATATAACGTTCCATTTCTAGCATCAATGTATCCTGTGCCGGTAGTTAAACTACTAGTAGAACCTAAACTCCAAGCACCAGTAATAGTACCAGCTTGACTAACAGTCCCTGTTGATAGACTGTAACTTCTTAATGTACCTGCTGTAGCATCAAACGAACTAGAAGCACCTAAACTCCAAGCACCAGTTACAGTACCAGCAGTTGCGGCAGCACCTGTAGTTAATGTAGTTGATTTTAATGTGCCTAGAGAGAAGTCAACCAAGCTACTTGACTGTACTGCCCACTGTCCAGTAATACTACCAGCAGTTGCGGCAGCACCTGTAGTAAACGCAGTGGCTTTTAATGTGCCACCACTGAAGTCCCAAGTTCCTAATGCAGTAGTAACGGTATTACTACCTGTAGAACCAATTGCACTTTGGAATTTAAAACCTGCCGGAGTAAAGAATTCTAAAGCATTTGCTGAAACGTCAAGGGCTTTAAATCCGTCAACTTTTAATTGTTTAGTATCAAACTCACCAGATGAGCCGTATTTGGCAATTGTACTGGCAGTACCATCTGTAGATATAGTAGTAATTGAAGCAGAACCAGATGTTCCGCCGTATGTTACAACGCCTACGTTAGTGGTAAATTTTAAATTAAATCCAGCATCTAAAACAGTTTGTGCAGTTTCTTCTCTTGGAGCACTGGCAGTGCCAGAAAAGTTTCCAAGTATAGAACCATTACCAAGATTAGTAATTTCTGCTAGAGCAACACCACCTGCTTTGATTCCAACCCAACCGTCTGTGATAGTAAAGTTAGCACTATCAAAACTTGCTACGCCACTGGCAGCTTGTTTCTGTGCGGCAGTACCTGTTGGTGCGCTGGCAGAAGTTGTAGCCAGCGTCATTGATAATTTACTTTGTACAATGCCAGCTGCCGCGTTAACGTCAGCATTGACAATAACACCCGGATTAATTTGGTAGTTAATCTGTGCGTTAGTTAGGTCAACAACTGGACTACCAACAATATGTGTTGCTGATGCGTTTCCAGTGTTAATACCAAACTTTGTATCTGTAGTAGTTGATATTCGTTGTACACCGTCTAGTCTGTTTGCTCCGTAGTTTGTTGAGCTATAGTAAAATACTTCGTTGTTAACTTTAACATAGCCGGGCCCTGTTCCGAATGCGGCAGCATTAACTACAGTAATTGTTGTCACATCAACTGCTAATAAACTAATAATAGGTACAGCTAAAGTAGTCGGAGTACTGTTAGTAAAGGTAGCACTTAAATCGCCGGCAGTTGTGGCACTGACCATAATTTTGCTACCGCCTACAAAGACTGCCAAGTCCCCAGCAATAGGTGTGCCAACATCAACATCTAATAATTCAGATAATTGATCGTATAGTCTAACCTGTGCATCTACATATGCTTTTGGAGTAGCATCATTTATATCTGTTGGTGGAGCTAAATTAATAACTTTGTAGTTATTAGCATTAACGTTGCCCTTCATTGCCAGCGCACCGTTCAATGCCAAGTATCCTGGACCAACTAAATTACTTGCGGCAATTGGAGCACCACCGTGATCTAAACCTAAACGCTTGTCAATGTAACCACGTGTGGCTGATTGAACAGGTACAGCGTCTGGAGCATTGTTTGTAAAGCTAGCATCTGTTGAGAATTCACTTACAACAACACCACGTTTGAAACCAATACCGTCCAAGTTACTCAACGCAATTGACGCTGAGAATGTAACTGTACCAGTACCTTGGTCAACTGTAAAGAATCGACCTACACGGAAGATACCGTTTTGGTCAGTGGTTACATAGAACACACGACCTACACCCTCTTCGTAAGTTTCGTTTTCACCCTTACGGCTAATAGCAGGGTTGCCATAAATTTGATATGGGTAGTTAGTAGTTGAGTAACCACCAGTACCAATATCTAAGAAGTCATGCCCTGTTGCACGACAAGTACTAATACGTGTAGTAACTTGTCCTTGTGCTCCTGCCGCATAACCTAAACGAATTGTAGTAGCATCTATATTTCCAAACGGCTTACTAATACCTGTTGATACGTTTGTACCTTTGGTCAATTCTTTAGTAATAAGAGTAGTTCCTGAGCCATACACACCTGGATTATTTGGATATGTTAGTGTAATGCTAGTAGTGGTAGATGCAGTACAGTTAAAGAATCCGTTATATATCGGATTTGAATTTCCTTCTACCTTGTAATACTGCCCAGTCTCAGGCGCAGTTGTTGATCCAAAGTTTAGAGTAACTGAATAAGGACCTGTTCCAGTCTGTGAACCAAATCCTGTGGCAGTAATACTAGTTCCAAAATTAAAGCTGTTAGCAACAAATGTCATAGCACCGACTGCGGTGCTTAGGGTAATTGATGACCCTCCTTTGCTGGTACTTACTTTAATTTGACCTGTACCTACTTGAATGATGTAATACGTAGTGGCTGCGGTAATGCCACCAAACGCAGTACCGCTGAATACAATAGTATTGCCAACATACAAGTTTGTAGTTGTACTAATATTGATCCAGTTAGTAGTTACTGTAGTTGCAGAAATAGTCCCACTAGTATTTGGGTCTGTCTTGTATGCTAATGTTATCTGAGATGTGTTTACACCAGCAGTTGCAGTTACGTTAGTAGTTGATGTTGCAGTTAGAACTGGTACTAATACTGCGTTGTTGTCTCCTGCAACTTCAATAGATAAATTTGGTAAGCTGGTATAGTTGTAACCCGGATTAACAACAGTTACCGTATCAATACTGCCGCCAACAACTGTACAAGTTACTAGGGCATCAATAGTTGCGCCACCGCCACTGATTGTAATCACAGGTGGAGTTAAGTACCCACTACCGCCGTTAACAATAGTAACGCTGCCTAATGTAGCTACCTTAGTAGCAGTGATGTTAGTGCCTGCTGGCAAGTAAATAGCTGGGCTAACTTTAAATTGTGTTAAACTAACAATATCAGTCAAGTTAACGTTGCCAGTAACAGTAGAGCCGGTAATGATCATACCAACATCAAGGCTTGATGTACTAGCAACTGTAACAAGTGTTTCAGAAATAATTTTAGTTACTTGTTTTGGCCCGTTGTATAAACTATTACCTTGACCAGATACATTGACGTAACTATCTACAGTCTGGGGAGTCAGCTGCCAAGGTGTATCAAACGTTATATATCTAGTTTCTAAACCAGTTCCGGTTATTGAATTAAATGTCAATGCTGGAGTAATAGTACCAGTACCACCAATATTATAAATTGGTGTTTCTTCTAACTCAAGATATGCAGGTCGTAAACTGACGAAAGATAAACCTCCACCAGGTGTGCTATCAGGAGCACCGCTAAGAGTTAAGGTTACAGAGTTAACCACAGCAACGACAGTTTGATTACTAATAAAACCGTTACCGTTAACTTCCATGCCTTCATGTATGCCGGTAGTACTGGTTACTTTCAGTGTTACTCCGGTACTACCAACAGGATTATAATCTGTAAGTACAGTTTCTGGTATGCCATAGTACTGTGCCACGCGATGAATTCTGCCGTTCCAGCCTGTTATGTACGTGCCTTTATTAATTTGGTCAATGGTATTTTGTTTAGCAATAGACAGGATAGCTAATCTAGTGTCTCCTACATTGAATCCCATAGTCTTAGTAGGTTCAATCCAATCAACTGTGCCAATCTTAGCCGGATCAACTACAATCTTAAAGTAAAGAAATGATGTGTCAGTTGACAGTACTGCTTGATTTTGCGGCAGTAGTTCTCCTGTACCTTCTGTTAAGTTATATGTAATAACACGATAGATATCTGCTAGATTATCAGTATACTGTAACGCAGTACTTGGACGAGTTGGGTTTACGTTAGCAATGCCCAAGTACTTGTTATTCTGTAATGTACGAATAGTTACTAACTGACCGTTGTATAGTGCAGTTACTAAACCAACTGATGAAGTACCATTGTTACCAGCAGTTGACAAGTTTAGTTTTAAAATGTTTACACCGTTAACAGTTACCGCAGTTCTTTCAACCGCATTAACTTCATAACGGGTAACACCAAAACCAGCTAAAGAATGATCAACTTCTAGCTCTGAAATATTCTGAGGACCGTAATCGTAATCAGTGATATACACTGCTAACGATTGTTTAGCTATAGTAGGAGTCATTTCATTAACAAACAACCCTTCCTTGTAAACACGAGCAACTTGAATCATGTTGTCTGCTAGGTTTACTTCGTCTGGTAATTCAGTTACGTCATACCCTGTAGCACGTAGACCGTACGTTCCATGTGAGTTAGAGCCTGCAACTGAACGAATTTGTCCACCGTTGCTGGCCCAATAGTGAGTATGACAGTAGTATGAGAATGTTGAAACTTGTTCAGTTACACCACCGTTGTTAGCAACAATACCATAGCCCAAGTCGTTGATCATGGCAAAGTCGTTGGCCAACATGGACTTGTTACCGCCCATCTCAATATTAATTAGTGTACCAAGGCCTTCTCTTAAGAATACAATAATGTCAGTGGCAATAGTAGTTTTTACACTTAACACTGTTGCGCGAGCAGTTGTCAGTACTGTACTAACACCTGTAAAGTTACTTGGGAATTGATAAGGGGTACTAGTTGTACCGCCTGATAATATGTCATTTAGCACATCAACTAGTGCAATAACAGCAGTACCCACAGTGGAGTTACTCACTGGTAAACTTACATTTTGAGTTAGATCATTGCCTGCTGATTTAGTAATTAGGTTATTCTGAACAATACTGTTTAGGATACCCTTCATGTAATTGTAGGCAGCAATGGTAACAGCTTCTTCGCCTGGAATGTAACTAGTAGTTCCGCGGAAGTAGGCAAGACCCGCATCTTGGGACATTGAGTTGCCACCGTATATAATATCGTGTACTAATGCTTCTACAATATATTTGACATCTCGTCTGCAGGTATTAACGCTGTAGTTAGGAATTTGTGCAACGTTAAAGTTAACACCAATCCAGGAAACAACTTCTTCCCCAATAAACTCTTTGTTGGCTAGCAAGATATCTCTAGCATTAGTATATGGAGTTGTTTGCCATGACAATGCGGGATACACCGGCTCTGGAATAGCACTTGCACCATCTCTTAAAATATCAATTACAAGTTGCATACGATCTTGAAGTATTGCAATTGCTGTAGTATTACCTGGGATAGATGCTACTACTTGGCTAGTAACTTCTTCTAAAGCCTGTATAGTTTTAGCAAGTTGTACGTTACCTCGTACTAGACTAGAATATGAACGTAAGTATGAGCGGCCAGCATTAATAGATTGATAGTTTGATCCAGTTACAAGATCATAAGTAACTGCGTCAATAATTAACCCAACGTCTCTTGAACACTTTGCTTCATTAAAGTTAAATCCGCCGTTCCATGGAGTGGCAGTATCCATTGTCACTGTAACTGAACTAGTAGCTGAGTTGTAACTAACAATGTCGTTAATTTGATAGCGGGTTCCTGATATAAAGAATGCACACGGAGGCTGTGGAGCTCTTACATCTAAACCTGAGTTAACTGCTCCAGTAATAGTAATTTGTCCGCCGTTGTTAGCAACAGCACTAATTGCTCCGCGCAATCTTCCTGCGAATCCGTCAATGTACTGCCCACCAGCAAAACGCTTGCGGTTGATTGACTGTGAGAAACTTGAACACACTTGTCCGTATGGTGACTTGGTTAAAATTTGACCTTCTGGGTCAAGCACCATGGCAAATCCACCATGCCCTTGCATAGTAAGATTATTAATACGAGTTGCATCGTTACACAAGAAGATATCGATCTCTTTGTTATTTTTTGGACTTGAGTTAACGTCTAACGGATTAACTAGATAATGTCTA